CCAACAGTTAACAATTACCAAACCAACTACAACCAACCAAACTACTAACAAACATCACACACACACACACAAATCTAAGGGAATGCCGCCGACTTTAGATTTGTTAAAGCTAGGCGGCACTATTAAAAACGATTCACAATTAGAAGAAGATGATTTTAGACGTAAACGTCAAAGAACTAAATTCAGAGACAACAACAAAAATCAACCTCTTACGGGTATTGACGTTACTAATGTTAACATTGCTAACACTAAAAGAAATCGTAAAGAACTCAAAAATTGCACTGATCTAATCAAGCTTGTTAACAAATTCAGACCCATGAAAAATCATGTACATGACGTTCAATTTTCTACTGCACTCATCAAGTCAATCTATCAAAATTCATATTTCCTCAACCCTAAGAAAATTTATAAATTGTACTTAATCCATCACCCCGATAAAGCCATTTTGAATGGTGTTGATCCAATCTTAGCAGGTATTCGTGCGAGTCTATTACAGCCATTACTAGCTGTTTTGCAAAAGGATGCGTATAACTCTATGTCCTGGTCAAAAGAATTTTACCTTGCATGCCTAAACCCAATCTTCAGGAAAATGATTAGTCTCAAGGGCCAAAAAGAAAACACACCAACAACAACAAAATTCAACTGCAGTCAAAACACTAGTCCTGACTGGCTGATTTTTGGTCCCTCCAACTTAGCTGCAAGACAACCAACAAAGAGAATCAATAAGAAGAAAAACAGATTTATCAGGACGAAAGTCAATAACAATGTAAACAGAGTTATTGAGTGTACTACCACTGAACAATTCACACATAGAGTCGTTCCAGAGGAAGAAAAACAAAAAAGGAGAATGAAACAAAAACTGAGGAAAATGCGTGCTAAAGAAAGGAAAGAAACTGCAAAACAAATCAAAAACCCCCTTGATGCATCAAATAATGTTAATAGAATTAGCCATAAGGCTGAGAAAACCTCCCATGTCAAGAAGAAAATCACAAACAACAAAAAGAGTAGTCTACGATCCAGAGGTCATTGTGTATTTGATAACCCAGTGTATCCTTCAGCTTTACATGCCCATTTCCATCCTATGAACAACCAAAGTAAAATTTGTAAACACACAAGTACACTTAGCAGACCATTATCAAAACAGGCAACAAAGAAAACACAAATAGAAAATAATGAAAATTTAATTACATCGGAGAATGTGTCAATGAATGACCTTTGCTACAACGAGTCCTGTTGTCATTGCTGTACAGCATCTCCACCGGAACATTTATTCAGAATTCTCTCAAAAACCATAGTAGGTGCCATCCAACCTGTCTTTGCAAAATTTGTACATAAAAAATCACCATATAACCATTTGTCTTCTGAACCATTTAATGGAATGAATGGAATTGTTTTACCAGTTGGAAACAGATCATTACTAAAGTACTGGGACATTGATGGCACTATTAGATTCAACACTCTAAATGGAATTAGATGGTATTCTAGCAAGTTAAAGTCTAAACGTATCTTAGTTAAAAATGTAAAAGCTAATCTACCAACAAGATTGAGTGAAGCTGACCTATCTGCACAATTAACTGATGGTACCCATAGACTTGGTTGGCTTTACGCAATTCCGTTGGGTAATTTAGAATTAGATCAAACAACCGTAGATATGGTAAGTGAAAATGAATTCATATTTAGTGGTAAAAGTACCACTGTTCCAGTTAAAGGCAATAAGCGATTCGGTCCTGAAGTTGAGGTTAATTCAGCAGGGTTGAGGTCAGTGTGGCAACGTGAAACATTCGGGCACAATTATATAGATGAAGATGCTTTAGTCGTCAATGATCCACGACCTGCCCCATTAGCATTCCTTGCATCCGTTTTGGTTAATTGGATGGCTGAAAGCAAAGGAAAAGATTATATGATGAGTGACTTTAAAGAAAATGAGTTCAGTTTCCCACGAATTACAATAAAGAAAAACAAATACACTACCACAATCAAAATTGCTTCCCACATTGAACCAATGTCACGACAACTATACTCTAATACTGGAACCAATAGTTTCCTCATGTACGACCCTAATTGTGCAGTAATACGCTGCCCTCATTGTTCACATTTATTAGGAGTTCCACAAATAAATGAAGAAGAAGAAGATAACGGTTTCGGAGATAATAACATGTTCAATTTAATGCAAATGTTAATGACTGGTAAAGCAACTGAACCTGCAACTGAAGAATTTGGGTTGGACCATGTACAAGAAGCTGCTGACATGGCAATTAATTTATTACAGGGCATCAATTTTGATGTTGATGTTAAAAATTTATCCAAACAAGAACACGCTGATTGGATTAAAACTCACATTAATTACCGTTGTAGTGAATGTTACATGCCTGTTTTCCTAGAAAAATTTAACACAGACCACAGAGCTATTTTATTGGAACGCAAACTCTATGGGTATTCAGGTTTGGAATTAATCAGACAAGTTTTAGGCACAGATGTCGAGGGCGGACCACGTTGGTCAGATATAGCAATGAAGCATGATTTGAGATTAGTAGCATTGAACTTAGCACGCATCACCTTGACCACAGTTCATTTAGATCACACAGTGCAAGGTGATCAGTTCAACGCTTTGAAAAAAAATTTCCCAGAATTAGCCATAACAAATGGACAAGGCATTGGTGCCACCAATAGCGCTGCACCTTTATCAGAACTACAATTATGTAATACAATTTGTGAATTATATACTACTAGAGGACTAGACAATTCCGACAAACCAATCCAAAACAAAATACCTCAACTCCATGATTTAAGAAATAAGAAGTTACATGAAATTGATCCAGAAGATAGCACATATATATATATCATTGCTCCAAATTTAATCACATCTGATACTGTAACATTAGATGGTAAAGGTGGCATTATTAGTTTACATAATGGTTATCAATATATCATGCTAGATGATGAAAATGAAGTGCAAGTTTACCTTGAATCAGATTTGTTTGATCTAAATAGCAAAGCAATTATACTAAAGGGTAAATTATATTTGATATCAAGATTAGCTGCAGGACAAACATATTCAGCTTTTGAACTGGTGAGATCCTCTGGAAATGTTAACGATCTGGAATTTATTAGAGTCAAGTCTAATGAAATTAAAGAATTCACTGTCCCCATTTTGGTGCCAGCTAGTTTGGCACACAACCTTGGTCTACCTACATTTAGAAATAAAACAGTAAAATTGCATAGAGGCCTTCTCAGTGCTATAATGACTAGAGCTATGTCTTCCGGAGATTTATCAATACAAACTAACATCACCACTGGTTTGGGATATGCATATAGGAAATACAATTTACCAGATAGAACTATTGGTAATTTTGACGTTACACAAGAGGATGTGTTATACCATGCTTACATTGTCTCAATCATAATGAAAAGAGCTTGGATGAGTAGGATGATGACCGTTAATTTCTTTGCCAGCAAGAATAAGAAATTGAGGATAATGAACGAAGTAGCATTTGATTGGATTAGTATTTTAACTAAACAGGGTCTTGAATTATTTGGTCTAGATTGTGAAACAAAACTTACCAATATCATTAAAGGCATGGAATCCACTGCTACTGGGGTTCTCAGAGGTGAGACAGGTGAAACAGTCTTTGACGAAATCACGGAATGGAATAACTCAAATAGTATTGAAATAGAGAAAATTGCAATTCCAAAATCTGCTAAACATAGTCCTGGATGCATGCACAATTTAACAAGTGCTACAAATGCAATTGGAAATTGTGTATGCTGCGGCAGGGCTGACGGCGTTGCTGGGTACTGTGTAGATTGTGGACCATCTTGTGCTTCACTACATTATTGTGATCATGCTTGTGATCCAGACAAACATAAATGTGCCATCCCATGTGACCATGAACAAGTGGCATGTGAATGTTGTCATATAGTCGGGTGTTTCACTTTATGTCCAAACTGTGACGTTAGTGCCACTGATTACATTCCAGATGAATTGTCTAGTCTATTCAAGAAAAACATTGCTCAAACAAAAATATCATATGAATCAGAACAAGAGAAGAAATTTACACCATTTGAACATAAACCTGGAGTGATGGCCTACCATGCAAGTGGTGCTATACTCATTAAAGACAATCTACATGTACATAAATGTGTTATTTGTAGTAATTTCTACATGCACAGTCATACAGGGAAAGATGCAAACACTCCTCCACATCCAAATCATCCACAATTTGTTGGAGATTGTCCTTGGCACGAAAACAGCCAAGTTTCAAAGAGATGCAATGAAAATGGTGTTGAAATAAATAATGATAGAGTAACAAATAGAGATGAACAAGATAAAGACAAACAAAGAGATGATGGTGCAATATGGATTGCAAAGAAAAAGAAATGGGGTTGGATCTCAACAACTGTTTACAAATTAATAGGTGACCAAGACCATTATCATTTGTGCGTAAACTGCAACAAGAAGTTTATGTACGTTGGCAAACATCCCAAACAACACAAACAACATTATCAATTTGAAGGTGATTGCCCATATGAAAATCAGACCAAGCACACAATAAAATATGAAGAAAAACCAAAGAGAGACCATTCAAATGAAAGTCACTCAGACGGCGACGATAAATCTACGACAAGTGTAGAAACAGACGACCATGATGATGCCATGGATGCCGATCTCTATGCTAATTTACTTGCTAAAGGTGGTGATGCCTTAAAAGGATTAATTAACCAACCTTTCGGAACATCATTTGCAAAACAATGGCAATCAAATAACAGGTATTCTAAATTCCCAATTTTCCCAATTGGAAAACAAGAAACGTCCAATAGTGATTTCAGGGTTATTACTATTTTACCATCCTCAATGAATACTAGATCTGGTTGTGGTTACCAGAGTATTGCCACATGCACAGGTTTAGAAATTGAAAATGTAAAAGAACACTTCCCAAATTTGTCCTCGCAATCAATGGAACAAATAATCACAGCTGCAAAAGAATTAGGTTTGAACATAATTGTCATGGGAGCTGCCACAACAATAATTGAGAGGAATAACATGACGGATGAATATGCTTGCTTGGCCCATTCTAGCAGTCTTACCAACACTGATCCTAACATGCATTGGTACCCTGTTATCCTGCAACTAGACAAGGTGCCTAAGTTAATGATTACAGCTAACCCTTTGGTCACGGTTGATGATATCACAGAATTATTGAAAGATGCAGATGAATTTGATGTCTCAATTAGCAAAGAATATAAACACTTAAACGTTCGCCAACGCTTGGTACTTGAAACCACTCTGAGCTTGCAATCCACTGTAAATAAAGAGCATTCTCTAAATTTCAAAGAAATAGGGACAAAACTTAAAATGGAATTGAATCCAGGAAATGGAAATAATTATAACAATCTACAATTGGATGTGGATTTACCAACTTATTGCAGTGAATTAGTCAGATTAACAAAATCAGCTGTAATGGATATGGATTGTCCTGCAATGACATCTGCTCTTAATTACGGAACAGGTTTACATGATGACTTCGCAGAAGAAAGAAAAGCAACCATTTTAGAAAACATGAGAACCTTAGTGAGAGCAAAATGGTTGCCAGTGTCAAACAAACAAGGCAAACCTACTTTGAGTTTGACTAAACAAAATTGTACGGCAATCAATCATAGTTTATTAACTGCATTAGTGATCCCGAACAGGTTCAAACTCAAGAACCTTGATCTAATTTGGTATGAAATTGGAGGGAATTTAATTCCTCTAGTGGTGGACATAATTCGCGGTCCAAAAATAAAAACACTAATCGTGAAAGTACCAACTAAGATCCCAAAAGGAACGACTGTTGACGTCTACATTCCTCGAATCAGTATAGGATCATGTATCAGGAGTTTAGTTGGGCACATATTAGTAAAACCTAATTCATTTGCCTTCAATGCAGCAATCGAAAATCCAGTGCGTGCTATTGAGGCCCCAGGTGGTTGGGGTAAAACAACGGAAATAGCAAATGAATTAAGAGCTACACATTTAGCAGTTTGTTGGACTTCAGGAGGTAGGGAAGGTTTAATTGAAAAATTACGCCGTGATCCATCGAAAAAGCATCTACTTAAGAACTGTGTTAGTATGGAAAAAATTTTAAGTGGAGTCAAATCAGTTGAAGGATATACACACATTTATTTTGATGAAGCTTCAGTGTGCAGACCAATAGATGTTGCAAGATGTCTCTTGCCTGGGATGACTGCATCTTTCTATGCTGACATGACACAAATTGCTGAGGTTGATTTCACACAATCGATGGGGAGGAGAGATACTTCATCTGTAATGCGATTGATACCAAATTCAAAGAAACTAATAACTAATCAACAACGACGTATCGCTGAACCACTTTGTTCAGAAATTGGAAAGTTGCGCACCGGCGGTTTAACCTATATAGGACCACCCAAAACAACTAGTTTAACGTTAGAATATCATCAAAAATTAATTGAAGAGGATCTTATTGCTGCGATAAAAGACTATCAAATAAATGTTATTCTATGTTTTTACACTGAAACCCTATCGACTCTGGAAAGGATGTTACTTAAAAATAAGATCACTAACAGAACATGTGTTGTAGCCAAAGTACATGGATTCCAGGGCAAGGAAAGAGCCAATGTTCTAGTTATACAACAAGGAATTCACGGCAACAGCCCTCTAATTGAAACGAATCCCATGTATGTCATATCTGCGGCGACAAGGTGCACTACAAATTTATATTGGTGGTCAATCAAAATGTTCACAAAAGAAACTCCACTTCATTTACGAGCAGCTGTAGGTCGCGGAAACTTAGATTTTTCTGTAAACCATGATGTGCAATTGGAAGGAGATTATTATGACAATGATGGTTATAATGCCATGGCAAGTTTATCGAGTTCGATGGTATCCAATTTAATAAATGGAGTTGGTTTTGTATTACAAGGAGTTAAACAATATGCACAAAACCAAATAGAAATAAATTTAACAGCAGAGAATGATTATGACATCGATTTGTTCAGACAACATTTATCCAATACATTGAAACCAGCCTTGAATAGTGGGGCGCTAAACATTGAAACTCTACTTGGCGCCTCAAAAGACGTTAAGAGGAAAACAAAAATGCAATTTGAAATAAACAAAAAGAAATTTGAAGACAAATACAATGCTACAGCTGAGTTAATAGTGAACAAAGATCATGATATTCTCATTATTAAGAAATGGGGTGTACTTGTGGCAGAGTTCAGAATTGAAAATAACAATATCAAGTTAATCAACAACCCTACAGGAATGGTGACGAATGATGATGTTGAACTCCTCAAAACAATGTGGACCTCTGACACAGAGGAAAGTTTGATCAATGAAAATACACCAGTAATTTTATTACCAGAAACGTCAAAAATTTATTTGACTATACAACAATACATCACTAATCAATTTGCCAAGTGTGGGCTCACATATGCCTTAGACAGAGGAAGTGAGAAGTTCTACATGAAGCCAAATTTCTGTGGTTATGGCGAAGCTGGATTCACATTTGTCAACAGCAGCGATGAAGTAATCTTAGAGTTATCTTCTAATACTGTCAATACGCATCACAGAAAAGTCTTTTATAACGCAGCTGGAAAGGAGCTGTTCATTAACATGGTTGGACCAAATTGTAGCTCTACATTTGATGATAGTTATAAATACCTTACTGACTCTCATGATATAGCCAGTATCTATTTAACATTAGTTGCAAACAAATGGATCGATTCACAATTAAATATGGTTAAAACCATTATAGAAAAATACGGATACGCTAGTTTCAAAAACAAGAATAATTTAGAACTGGGTAAGCTGCAATTACTGGTACAAGAAAGATATCAAGAACTCACTCGGTTCAGTCTATATAACACTGATTTGGCTCAAAGGCAATTCAGTGTGGTAACAGGAGCAAGGAATCAACACAGTGGGCGTTTCGCAATCATTAAGAACAAAGATAGTTTCCTATTATATACAAATTCAGGTTTCAGTGACGATACTTGCTGTACAAAAAGAATGTTTGTTAGTCAATTATTCAATGACATACAAGACAATTGGTTATACCAAATAACAAGATTAATTAGATTTAAAGAAGATAGGAGATTATATGGAATCCCTTTCTTAATCCACAGTATTGAGGAGCATTTGGAAAAACCTGACGCTGTTGGTGGATATGTGCGCAATTATGTTGGCAGATTGCAATCCATGTCTATCAAACATGAACCAAAACCTATAGGACTGCCTGTATCAATACCACAAAACTTAGCTAAAAATTACAGTAGATCAAGCGAATACATAATAACAACCAGCAATTTTAATACCCAGGACAATCTATGGTTAATGAATGCAGTTTGCATCTATAACCAACAAGTTTGGTTGGATCAAGCTGATGTTTTAACTAGTTGCACGAATTTAACCCTAGACTGCTCTTTATACACAACATGCGCAAGTCCACCAGCTTGGAGTAACCAAAGCCAAATACAAAGCACAGTTTATGGCCGACACTTAGACAATACAAAAACAAATATTTTAACCAAAATACATGAACACATGGCAGCAAAAGAACAAGGTGAACTAGAAGTCAGTGATGTTCAATTGAAACTAGAGAGTCAACGTGAAGGTTTTGGGCCTGTATACAGCAAGCAAAAATTGAACAGAAGATACAAAAACAAAGTAATGATAACAATGGAGTCTTTGCCAACTGACAAAAGTTATTTGGCAAAATTGAGTACACAACACACAGTAAGACTATGTCTACCAAACTATATGTCAACCGATTGGGAAATTCACAGCAAGGGTTTGAATGATGACATTTTAGTACACAAACTATTGAAAACTTCCATCAGTATACCAAAATTCTATAGAGAAGCAATAATCAATTGCCAACCAATTTATATCGACAAAAATAATGAAGATGGGTCCGTAATATTCCTTAAAAGTGTTAATAAAGTAGCCTCTTGCATAATAGTAGAGGTTAGTTCAAGAAACAACTCCAAATTGCTTTTGAATCCCATTGGTTCACTAAGTAGTTCAGATAGAATAGAAGTAACACTACCGATTTTGAATGCCAGCATACTAGACATTATCAAAGACAAACAATTATTTAAAACTAGGACGATCATAATTGACAAGAGGATTTTCAGAAGTTTACAACTAAGAATGCTTCGTGAGGACATAGATTTCCCTAAATTGTTAGCAGCAGCAAGATCCTTGTTGAACATGAAAGAATATACTGCTACATTGTACTATGACAAATACGGAGTGGGAGTTGATGAGGCAATGGATGCTGCGACGGCCGTCTATATTTTGAGTTCAGATATAGTTACTGGAGTGTTATCTGCCGTTGAAAACATTAATTATTGGAGAGCAGAAAATTCAGAAAACTGGATTACCAGTATGACCAAAGAACATCTATATAGTATAGGATTGGGAGTTATCAATAATTTTGCAGACATGATTGGTTTTAATGCTACCACAAGGGACATTACTAAATTAATTGTTGATTTAGCAGGTAGTCGCAGCATGCAAAAAGCAGTTGAAGTCATAGAGAAAGCAAAAATTAAATTGACTGAAATTAACCGTCCAATATACAACGTACACACAGGAGACAATTTATTAGCACCAAAAATAACCCATGTCGATCTAAGACAAAGTAGACTAAAAGGGTTAGTGTATTCACATCTTAAAAACATTAAAAGTTACTACCAAGTGTTCAAAGGTATCAAATATTATAAAGAGATCGAAAACCAATCTGGCACTGGAATCCACAGTAATACAGTAGTTGACCCAGGCACAACATTGAAGAAGGACTTGATAATGCCCAACTTCAAACAAAGTGAAATTGACAACATTTATGATCTCTTAAAAGAATCAATGTATAGCATCCAATGGTTAAATGAACAAGTACAATTGGGCTACACAGCCGAAAAAATATCAGAGGAATTGAAGAAAATAATTTCCAACAGTAGACAATTAAACAGACAAGAGAAAAGAATGAAAGGCATTAAAAATTCTGTTGCATCATATTCGAAGATTTTAAGTCTTTGGGTCCGAGATGTTGGACTCACAACAAATCTGACTACAATTTCTGATACACTCATGCATGCAAATCAAAGACTTCAAAGCATGACCAGGTTTAAGACTGACGTGTCTGACGTTGATTTCAAGAAAATGGAGAAATTATGTGATATAGATGTGATGTCAGCAGATGCTTCTATTTTAGCTGGTAATACGAATGTTTTACTTAACATGTTGAATAATTTGGGAGTCATTGTTAAAGGGGAAACGACCAACAATTGGTTGGGTTTGAAAGTTGGGATTATAGCTCTCGGTTCTACTGGTGACACAAGACCAGCTATTGCATTGTGCAGAGCTTATCAAGAGTTGGGGTGTTCTGTAACTGTGATTTGTGACAATGAAAAGCGGAAATTATTCCAACCGATTGGACAAGTAGACTTTGTTTGTGGAAGTTGGGATGTTGATAATGCTCTTGAAAGTTATTTTAGAGCTGCTGACTCTGGAAATTGGTTACAAGAATTTGAAAATTCACTTAATGAAAATTGGCTTAGAGGATTGAACTACAATGCTCTAAGTCATCTACAATTACTTCTTTCAACACCAATTGCTCCACAGGGTTCATTAATATCCGATTGGCTTAAAATTCCTTTAATTCATTATTCACCGTTACCATATTCAGTGAGTAGAACTAGTAATACTTCCACTTTAACTAGTATCATTAATACCTTAAGTGACAAAGCAATTTTACAGCTAAATAAGGACTTATTTGTTGAGGAAGGAACTATATTGGGCGTGAACTTTGAAGAACAACTTAAAAGAAGCATTCCTATAATTTACTTGCTTGATGAAGATCTTTGTGATCTTAAAAACACAATAAATGAATTTGCATTTGCAGGATATTGGGGAGCACCTTTATGGTATGAACCAAGAAATGTTTCACCAATTAAAATAAACAATTGCATTGTAATATCTATAGGTTCAATGATTCCTAGAACAAAAACGAAATGGTATATTAAGTGTATTGAATTCGCCGTCAAAAATTATGACATGGACATAATAATAGTTAATACAACTGAAGAAGTGAACACAGTTTTAAATGGTATTTACACTGAAATGGGAGCAAAGAATTTAAATACACTGAGTGCAACTGCGAGTTGGGTTACGAATAAACAGAATATATATGCAGTCAATTATTTGAATTATGAAGATAATTTGGGTGAAAATAACATGATGATTAATCATGGTGGTGCTGGTACTGTAGCAGCCTGCATTAAAACAGGAACTTTCTGTGTGGTTTCACCTCAAGCATTTGATCAAGCATATTGGGGTGGTATCATGGAGGAAAAAGGTCTAGGTCTGTGCATAGCTCCATTAATAACAAATACTGATGAAAAATCAATAGTTGAAAGTTTTGAAATTTGGAGCAAAAACAAGAAGAGACAAACAATAAAAGAGACAGATCGTATTAACAGTTTCTGCCAACAAGTGGGTGCATGGTTAAATGATATATTTAAATGGACAATCGCCAAACCCGCACATATAGATGATAACATTGTCTTTAGACCACCTGAAAGCAAACTTCACTGGCGCCCAGCTGTACCACTAGGACTAGGGCTTCCAGGTGGTTTGTTGACAGAAGAAGTAAGTGATGTGCAAATCCCCCTTGGAGTGTGGACTCAATACGATTACACATATAAAGCAGAAGATGTATGGGACCCAGAAAAACATGGTCAACAAAAAGAAGCTGGACCATGTACATATTACAGTTTGTGTTATGCAATTGGACTAGATCCTGAAGATTTGACCAACCCAGTAAGAACAATCTTCAATGAGTTTGGACTGACATTGCATCTCAGAGAGGGAGTGACTCATGACATAACCATAAATACAGCCATATCTCTAGGTCTAAATTTAATAACTGTTATTGATGATACAGCCACATTCTACAATCATCATCCAAAAGGTAAGACTATTATTCTACTATTTATTGAAGAACATTGTTGTGTACTAAAACACAGCAACATAGGCTGGATTGTTGCTGATAGCTTAGAACCAATACACATGGAGTCAGAAGTACCAGTGTGTTTCCATTCTAAATTGCAGGATGAAGAAGAAATAATAAATGATTACACCCTTTACGAGGACAACTCACCAATGATAGGTAACGACAAAACAATGAAGGAACTTTTGTTAAATGTTATTACTAATCAGCAAAGCAAACTGTCAACAGATCTCAGTAGGGTTGCACAAAGATTCGCAATGCAATTCGTTTGGAGGTGCACCAGGGACATTACAATTGCTCGAGATGCTGCTGAACCACTTATTATTTCTGGTTGGCCGAATACACACAAAAATGGATCAACATTTGTGCCACACTTCCACTCAGCTCAAATAACTCATGGTAGAGCCTATGGTGCGTTATTAACGGATGGAACAATATTACCAGTAGTTGCTATAAGTCGTGAGGTGCTCTTGCATGAACCAATATTGAACAAGGCCGTAGGTTTAACTGGAATATTATTAAATATTAGATTACGTGTGATTCAATCTGTTAACCCTAATGCTCAGCATGGAGCAGCGCCAGGGACTAATGTTGAATCAGTGAAGGAATTGCGCAATGCAAGAATACCTTGTGCTCAATACAGATTTGATGGACACATTCGTCCTTTAGCAATAATAAGTTGTTTTACTGGATTTATACATCACACATACAGCAGTTATGACATATTTGATCAGTACGATAAAATTAATTGGTACGATGGTCAAACAAATCTGGGAGAATTAGATTTAACATCTATATTGGAATCAAAGGAACAAGAAATAAGAATAGGATTCAATAACGGAAAATTCTGTTATGTAATCCATTCAGGCTATGATGTGTTAACTCATCGTTGGTTAGCACCATGGATAATAGGTTCAAACGACCGAACAATTTTCGTAGATCTGGCTTTCCCAAGTGAAATCTTAAAGAAATGCATTTCACTAGATGCAGCAGGTAATGTTAAACTGAACAAAGGAAAATTGCCCGTGGGGCGATGCAATAATGACATCTTAAGCCAATTCAATTTCATTCACGATTCATCCAAGAGTTACACATTACACTGGGCAAAACAATTGAAACTAGAAGATATGTACAAAATTCTAGAATCAGAATTTAATTCTGTTGGATTGTTCTCTGGAAACTTTTACTTGGTGGCAGAAGAAGGGGATATAATAACTAGCATAACAGATGATTGGGTAGGAGCAGAGGCTAGACAATGTACAATCATTGACATTATTGAACTGATAGTGGACACAAATTACAGAACAGTATTACTATGGTATGCAACTTCAGCCATATACAATACTATTGATTTAATGCAACACTTAAGAAAACTTGAAGAAGAGACCAGATTGAACGACAATGATAGTATTGTAACTTTAATCTGTGAATTATGTTTGCGAACCACTCCGCAACAAATTATTGGTAATACTTTTGTCACTGGCACCACTAAAATGGAAAAATATATTATAGGAGAATATATATATAGGATAACAAATGGCATCAAGGAGGTGGCTAATCTTGATGTTTGTCTTAAAATGAAATTGTTAACAAAAGCCATAGCAGTGAACGATACAATTACCAAGCCAATTCTTGAAGAGTTTAGCAATGAAATTATAAGACTAGTGGGCAATCTAAGCACAACTGAAGCGATACGAGCACTGCATGAAAACAACTTAATAGTGACGGTTGATGCATTATACAATCCATTTTCACAAATTTATAGTAAAAACAATCTGAATCCAGCCATGATGGAGGCATCTTTGCGAACGAAAGCTGCTTCACTCAATGTCAACATTCCAATCCAAGAACGTAAAGATATACTATCGAAACATATGAATGTGATAGGGTTAACAATAATCAATGGACCAGGAAAAAGTGACTTGGAAAAAGAACTATCATTACAAGTAGGGAAAATAGAAATCTATGATAGTCATACTAATGTTGACACTAAATCAAGCACTGATAATGATTATCAATTGACAGATGATGATAAAAATCTGTATAGAAACAATGAATGTGGTCCATTGCGAAATGCTTCAATAAAACAATTACACAACTGTAATTTCGAAGGACTAACAAGAGCAACAAATCCAGATCGCGATTATTGGAAGAGCATTGTCGCTGAAATAGAAAGAGATTTTGATAAAAGTAAACCAATCTTATTAGTGGCATCAGCTGATTTTTACCCTGAACCAGGTACGCAATCCGTCAATTTAATTTATCATCCAGAACAAGCAATACTTGGTTATAGGAACATTGTAATCAAGTGTTACAGCGGTTTTAAACAGGAAATGAGATTTGCTAGACTATTGACAGCAGTTATGGGTTCACCTGAGTTTAACTATAACTTGGTTGGCGGAAGGTTAGATCATCAGGACACATATGAGGCAACGACAGTTCACACCAACACTCGTTATACTGGAATTGGAATGGACTATTACAAAATGTTAGATCCAGCATACAACATGCCCACTATTGTTTGTATTAATAATCAAAGTGATTGTCCAATTTATTTGAACAACGCAAGTTATAGGGGTGGTTTCATGTCAACGCAATCATTGAGGTGGGCAGAACTAATGAGTGGTGGAGACAGTTATGTTTATGGGGCAGATGAAACTCTTGTCTGTAGGGCAAGTTTGGTTTTGAGTGACGTAAAAGGTCCAAATGTACCCTCAGCAGCATATAGTGGCATGCGCTGGATCCCGTTAACAGGTACAGAACAAGATGCAGATGATGGCATCAACACTAGGCCAGCAATACCACCCGTATGTCATGTAAATAACATGGGAACGTTTAGCATGGACATAGACAATTGGTTGACCAGTTTACTAAACAAGTCATCAAACTTCATAATTAATTGTAAGTTGGCTTTACTAATTCAACATTTAGACGTAAACCTAGCTCAACCAAGAAAAGACGGGGCATTGAATAAACATTACCAACAACAATTCGGTTGGGGTCCAGCGTCAAAAACATCTTGGTGGAAGAACGGGAAGGTAAAAATTACACCTGAATTATGGGAAACAATGATTAGTGAAATGAATAAAGGTTGTAAAACCATTAGTTTGAAATCGTTGTCACCAAGTAAGATGAACACAGTACTGTCTGCTCTAACTATCTCAAACATAATAAATGACACTTTAGTTAAGATAACAGACGGTAGCAGTGTTAATTATTTCGTCACCAACCCTCCAACTCTTATCGTATCTACATCCCTAAAAGGAACAACAAAAGAGAAGGAACCTGAACAATTATTATGGTTCCATGACAATCCAGATGAAGAAGAAAAAGAACATCATATGAAACACACAAGACATAAGGATCCGGCGACAATAGGTTTCATAATCAAACCGTCAGAATCAAAAAATTGGAAGCAGCGTAAAGCAGCCATTATAATGCCAGTGGGGACAGGTAAAACATATTTGACAAACAAATATCCTGAATTGTTTGTTGATCATGATATTTTGGAAAGCCAAAAATCTGTTCTAACACGGAAACTATTAGCAAAGGCAATTAATAATAATGATTGGCCAACGGTTGCAGCAATACACAGAGATACAAGAGTACCAGTAGGTAAAATCCTTCTATCATGGAGTTATGACACAGTGCCCACTGATTGTGACATATTAGGGGCTGTAATAACAACAAAACCTTCAACAAAAATCTCTGACAATAGACAAGCATTACACAAAGTGAACACGCTTGAGGTTATGTTAGACAGTAGAATAGAGAAAAAATATGGTGTTGATTACGACGAAGTTGAAAAACTAGTGGTAGGTTTATCGAGTAAATGGCAAGAAACTGATTTCTTTGAGTTGAAGGGACAATCCTCCAATTTCAATGATATGGTGCTTGCCCAATTCAAGGACATAAAATTTTTAGATAATAATAATGCAGCAACTAACATAATCAATAAGCCATGGATGCCATTCGTGCCAGCATTTGAATTATCATCAGTCGATGATGCTATAACGACAGAGGAACAAACACCAACTTTAGTGTTAAACTTCTGGGATGATGAAGATTCAATAGAATTAGTGCGCGTATTTGCCCCAAGCAGCAACTCAAAATTTAAACAACCTGTTTCCAATGAAACACCAGATACAATAATAAGAAGTGAAAAATTAACGCTAGTTCAATATCCGTTGAGATCAAGACCAGTCCTTACAAAGATGATTTTTGGAGAAATTAATGCGACCATGATTCGCATGGAGGATCGTGTAAATATTCGAAAACATAATATTGCCGCAGATTATGAACTAAAAGAGATGGTCGAAGTTTATTTTTCGGAAGAAGCCGTCAATAACTTGAAAAATAGTTCAGAAATAACAATAGATGATAAAGCTATACGAATGTGGTTACAAATGAGAAGTGGTAACAAGAACATTGACAAAGAGTTGGATGACATAATGGCCGAAGGTTTACTAAGTCACAGTATAGCCACTCTTAATGTGCATCAAAAACTTGAATCTTTATTGAAAAGTAAACCAATCATGTTTAGAAGAGAACAACAAGTCAGGATTATAGTCTGGCAACAAAAGGGAATATCAGCCATCTTTAGCCCAGTATTTATTGAGGCCAAGTATAGATTAAAGAGTTTATTAAAACCAAACATTATTTATGCAGACGGACTACGCCCTGATGAATTAAGTAATAGATTACGCCTTGAACAATGTAATGAAAACACTAGATTTTATGAAAATGACTTAGCCAAACAAGACAAACAAACCGATAAACAATTAATTGAAGTAGAAATGGCTATGTACCTTTTCTTGAAAGTTCAACCATGGGTCGTACAACTTTGGTCCTCTGCTCATGCAATTTGGCAATATAAAGGAACATTTGTTAGAGGTATTGCTGAAGGAATGCGACAGACTGGACAAGCATCCACAGCTATAGGTAATGCAATCATAAACATGTTGGTACACAGACGTCTTTGTAAGAGACTTGGGAAAAATTTACAATTATTTTTATTATTAGGTGATGATGGGGCCATGATCGTGAACCAACATATTAATACACAAGAAACGAAGAAAGAAATAAAAGAATATTATAATATGAACTCAGAAAGTCAATTGCGAACTGATGGATGTATATTCTTACGATTTATTATTGGAAGAAATTCAGCGAACACGCTACAAGCAGGACCAGATTTCTATAGATTAAGATCAAGATTCGAAGTAACCAATGGAATAAGTGATGATCCGGAATTAATGATTAAAGAAAGGTGTATGTCTTACTTATCAATGATTGGTAGAACTAAAGAAGCTATTAACATAAACAATACAAAACAATGGGAATTAGATTTAATTAATTATTATGAATTTGAAACCAACCTAAGCACAACTGCCAGTCTTTATGGATCAGGAATTGAAGAAGTAAGAAATGAATATAATCTATTGTTAGAAATGATCAAACAACCAAGATTATTCTCACATTCCGTTGAACATTTCACATGTAAATTTGGAAAAAATAGTAAAGATACTAATCGGCCCCCCAGAGGGTCTTTACCGCGCTAGTTGAATCATTGAACATCATTAGATTAAGGTATTCTGCTTCTAATAAAATGTTCAGAAGATCTTACTTGAATTACATTGAAGGAGAAGCAAAGGATGATAAAGAATACCAATCTTGGTTAAGAACCGGTTCAAAAGAAAACAAGAATTGGTCAAGACAAAAAGGAAAAGCTACGCAACAACTACTTAATAGTGATCATTATAAGAGTGTTTCAAATTGGTTGATGGTTCAAGAAAAATCAGGCATGATAATTTATAAAATCGATTTCAGTAACCTGGACAATGGGGAATTAAACATGAACCAAATAATACAAGTAAGGAATTTGTTAAACAAATATCCAGATACTGAACTGTTGATGAATAGGTATGATGACACACTAATCATATTAAACGATTTGCGGAAAAACAAACAACCAAGTAGAAAATTGCAAGCAATGAGAGAGGGTTTAATAAATAAACACTTACATAAATACCTCAGTAAAACAAAACAACTCAAACTGGAGGAATTTGTGGACAAACAACAAAATGATACAGGTAACAATAAAAATTTTAGTGTATTTATGCACAACCTCAAAGAGAGAATCGAGGGAGAAAATAAACCAATCATGAACAATATAGCACATGGTAATGGAAATACTGAAACAAGATCTGAAAGAATCACAATGTCAAGTAGATCTAACATGGCAAGGTCGGATGAATTTGATAAATATCGTAACGCAGATGGAACATACATATATAATTTCACGCAAAAGGCTTATGATGCAATTAATAATCATGATGGAACCATGTCAAAAATAAATCAAAGAAATGCCAGAAAAATTGAAGAAATAATGTCATCATTAAACCCAGAGTTGACTTATTGTCTTGTTGCATGTACAGGACTTTATGAAATTTCGTATGATAGTATTCCAAGACATGATAAATTAATAGTTTTAACAGATAATGATATTATAAAAGGTGATATTAACATTAAATTAGAATTAAAATCATCTAGAGAAAGTGCAATCTGGAGACTGTATTGTGCTTTAGTACCAACTGCAGCTAATATCTTTTGGTGCAATGCTCATGGGGATTACTTTTCACAACAAATTCTGTCAGAACAAAGCCATTTGCCAGACGTTTATTGCAGTACGCATAAAGGAGTTAAAACTGGGGGAATGGGATGTGGTTACATAAAAGCCGACATGAATAGAAGGAGAGATTTATCTTTCTATAATCAAGTATTGGAAACTATTGGTTACCACTATTGTGCTGATGAAATAGCAGCTGATTATTACATTCCAACTGTGAGTTGGGTTGAGTCATTGACATGTAGTAGTGAATTATTAAGTCATAGTTTCTTTTCTGGCAAATTAATGAACGAGACTTGGATTATAATACATCAAATTGGAGGGGGAGTGTACAGTTTAGTGGTACCACGCTTTACCAGTTGGTCCATCTTACATGAAGATTATAGTTGGACAAAAACGCCATATGGTTTAGATAAGGAAACAACATTCTCAATATTTAATCATAATACAATGAAAGACAGTTTAATATCAGTTGAAAATCTAGTTAATGAGAGTAAAATTGTTACTGGATCTGGTCCTTTGGGAGAAACCAATATGTACAGACCTGAAGAACAATTTACAAATATAAGATCTCATCAGTACTTCACAAAGCATAATTGGAATCCAAATTATTCCGAAATCTTCAAAACACTAATTGAATCAACTAACAACGCCAATGTGATGTTGGGTTATAGTACTATAAAAGGTAGATACAATCTACTTTTGACACATTTATTATGCTTGAGAGAAGGACTCAGCAATATTTTGACAGAAAATGATTATATTAAGGGGATAATATTCACAACTGAACCAGATTCACCAGTCAAAAACTATTTTGATAAGGTTTTAGTTATTTTCAAAACTGGTAATTTATCAGTAAGTAGGTCAGGCAATATTATAACAGTATGCACTTGGTTACCTTGGGGCAACAGAGATTTAGCATGTATAAGAGCTTTAGCAGGAACCATGGACAGGCCAATCACAATAGCCAATGGAAGGGATTGGGTGTATCCAGAGGGTTATATGGTTCTCGCAGAACAATATTACTCAGGTGAATACGTTTGTTATAACTATCTCCACGCTGGTCTCTGTCTTAACCACATTATAATAAAACCTCAATCAATTACGATGGAAGACTTGAGTATGAATATGGCTGGTTTAGGTTGGTTGTATGGGACTGATGAAAACCTGATTGTTAATGGACTAGACAAAACGATCAGCAAAAAATTGATCGTTTGTCTGCCAATGCTCCTGCAAATGAATGGAGGTGGTGACATTCCAATTGAATGGGAAGAAATATATCTAGAAATAACACCTATAATGTGGAATGAGGAAAAAAAAAAATTACAATTAACTGACCAATCCAACTTAGTACAAATAGCGGTACAAGGAGACTTACTAGTTGATGTATATTCACGAATTAAGAATATACTAATGAATTAATCATCACACTTATAAGCAATTATAAGGGTGATAGTGAAAACTGTGTGTGT